AGCAAGTTTAGGTTCAATCTTTGTTCCACCTGCTCTTGCTTCGGTTAAATAATATTCTTCAGCAATAGTATAAACAAAATTAGCAAATCCCTCTAGACCAAGATCTTCAATCAGAATATCAACTCCATCCTCATTTAACCCCATTTCATAGAAATATTCCGCAGCAATCTCTACCTCCTCTTGCCTTATAACTCCCTTCATTTTTGGACCTTTTCTTGTCGCCTTAGATTTGGGAGAATCGCTATATGGGGGTTTATCATAAGCATCAGTCAATCTTGGACCTGTAGCAGTTTCTTGCTCACAAATTTGATTATAAGCTTCCCAAAGACCGAAAATTTCTTGATCTCTCATTTTTCCAAAAACTTTTTCAATTATTTATAAAAAAAAACACCCCTTTCGGAGTGTCCAGAGTGTTTTTTCTTAAAGGCTTTAAGTCGTGCCTTTGCTTGTCGGAGTGCCTGCGGTTTGAGTTTCCGTTTCTGCTCCTTCCTAGAATGATGTTGCCAATTTGGAGTGTTCATCGGTCTTGTGCTTATGATTCTATTATATACGAGAATCCTACCCCGAGCGAGGGGAGTGTGCCACTTTATTTATTGGCACTATGATTCTGTTTTATAAGAGAATCCACCCTTCTTATCAAACTTAATGACATTCTCAAACTTATCATGTAAATCAGTCTTATGTGAAATCACGAATATATTAGCATCCTTAATTACGTAACGAATGATTTTCAGAAACTCCTCAGTTCCAAATCCATCAAGAGAACTATCAAATACCTCATCCATAATTAAAAGATTAGTATTCACAGAGTTCTTGAGTCTTGCAACTTCCCTCCAAGTAAATAACAAACTCAAATCTACACGCATCTTTTCACCTTCACTAAAAGAACTATAAGAGAAGTTCTCGTGAATCGGTGATTGAATAGATTCATTAAACTCTTCATCCAAATGAAAATTAATGTAAAAATCCATCATCTGCAAATAACGATTCACCTGTTGATTGATGAAGGGAAGATACTTCTTGATGATTTTAGTTTTTACACCATCATCTTTGAGAAGAGAATATGCAAAATCGTAATAAACAACTTCTTCCTTTTTCTTTGATAGATCACCAAATGTCTTCTGAAGATTTTCCCGAAATTCTTCTAATTTATCGTGTTCAGTATTTCTGTTTTTAAGTTGTTCGGTAATAGTTTGAATTTCAGATTCAAGGTCTCGGATTTGTCTTTGATTATGGGAAATCCGAGTATTGTTTTGAGAAATCTCATGATTGAGTTTTGTAATCTCTTTTGAAAGTGCAGTGAATTGACGCTCCCTTTCTTCTTCCAATTTTATGGTCTCCTCAAGGTCTTTATAACCTTTTTGAAGTTCTTTTGCCTTATCTTGAGCGTCTGTAATTCTATCTAGACGAAATCTTTCATCAATAGTTTGAGTGCAAGTAGGGCATACCGTATTTTCAGTAAAGAACTTATGCTCCGTAGCAATGGCAGATACTTTCTGAGAAATTTTACCTTTCAGATTTCCAAGTTTTTTAAGTTTATCGGCAGCACCAGTTACTTCCTCAAGTTCTTTCGTAAATTTAAAAATATCTTCTTCAGTAATAGAATTCTCACGCATATGAACTTCAGATTCGTTCATCAATTCAGTTACTTTTACTTTACGATTTTCAATATTTTCTTTGCCCCGATTTTCCAACTCTTCAATAAAGTTCTTTTGCATTTTCTCTTTATCTTTTAGAGTTTCTTTGCGAGATTCTAAAGATTTAATCTGATCTTTTTCTACACGAATCCTATCTTTAATTAGAGCATTCATCGCAGAGAAAATACGAATGTCCAACAAGTCCTCAATCACCTCACGACGATTTGCCGTAGTGAGTTGCATAAAAGGTACAAATGTACTAGATCCCAGAATCACAATCTGTGTAAAAGACTTATAATTAACTTTAAGAATGTTTTCTTCTAGAATTCTTTGATTGGCACGATCATCTGCTTCTTTATGTAAGATAACTCCATTTACCTCAATATCAAATGTATTTGGTTTAATTCCACGACGAACAAGATATTCTTTACTATTTACGGAGAACTCAATCTCTACCAAACAATCCTTTTCATTGGTACTGTTGGCAAGTTGAGGTTTATTAATCTTACGAAATGGGCGATTGAACAAAACAAAAGTCAAGGCATCTAGCACAGTAGATTTGCCAGCACCATTTGTTCCAATAATCAAATTGGTATTGTGGTTTTCAAAATTAATTTCAGTCCAGTTATTACCAGTACTTAAAAGATTTTTCCAACGAATTTTATGAAATTGAATCATTTTTTGGGGGGAATTACGATATCTTCGGGAGTAATTACAGCATACTTGTAATTATGCATCTTACAAGTCTTTATAGCAAGATCATCATCTACTTCTATTACATCCATTTCTTTTTCTTCTTGATCTTCCAACATTAAAGCATAACGAGTGGCATCATCCTCTTCTTCAAATAAGAACAGAACTTTTTCACCATACTGATCTTGAACAGCATATGCACCATCATCTTTTCTATCTTTAAGAGTAAGAAGAAACATTATTCTACTTCGCAAGCTTGTCTATAGAGATCTTGAAAAATTCCTTTGATAATATTTTTATCATATGCAAATTCCGCATCATCAATATAACGATTTAGAATTGAAATTGTATTCTCTTCCTCATCAATTTGAAACTCTTCATTTTCTTTAATATCAAAGTTTTCAATAATCTTAAGTTCTTGAACACCTACAGTATAAAGTTTGTCGATAAATTTTTCAAAATCTTTTGGTTTTGATTTTTTGCGAACAATTACTTTTACAATTTTATTCTGATACTCAGTAGGATCAAATATTTGATAAGGAGTATCATCATAATAAAGATTATAGAATAATTTATGAGGATTATTAATCGGAGTGTGGATGAGAGTTTCCGTATCAAAGATATGAAATCCACGAGTATCATTTACATCATTCCAATACATCTCATATGTATTACCTAAGTAATAAATTTTACCATTATCAGAACGAGTATGATAGTGCCCAGAAAATACTTTGGTAAATTTATCAAAAATCTTTGAGTCCATACCATGCTCTTCCATCACAAGATTCCGATTCACGAGGAAACCTTGAAGTTCCAAATGTCCCATTGCAATCTTTGCCTTGGACTTCTTAATCTGATTAATAGTTTCATCATAATTCTCACTACAAATCCAGGGCACCATCATAATATCTAAACCACCAACGTTAATTGTCTGTGGAGAACTATAGGTTTTAATATTTGAGTAGGTTTGAAGAAGAAGACTTGGAGAATTAACACTGTTGGTATTCTTATAGTAACAATCATGATTACCAATAATCATATGAACTTCATGATTTTTAAGAGGTTCAAATACAACTCTCTTTGCCCATTCCAGACTTTGATAATCAATCGACTTACGACTATCAAAGGCATCACCCATATGAATAACTGCCTCTACTCCGTGCTCTTCTAGGGCAGGAAAGAAGACATTCTTGTAGAAGAGTTCAAAGTGATCATGAAGATGTTTAGAACCTTTACGGGCACCATAATGAGTGTCTGTTAAAATTGCGACTTTCATCGGTTGTTGTTTCTGTATTGGATGTTGTCCTTCATGGAATTATACTCTGAATTGCTCCCAGAAAGCAAGTTATCGTCGATAACCATAACCTCATCAAAACCAGTTCTTTCAATAATCTTAGTTTTAATTTCTAACTGCTTTTTTTCTTTTTGAATTCTACGCAGAAAAGCAAAGTGAATAATTTGAGTAAAGTATGCAAATGGATTTTGAGATCTTTCTGGATTGAAGTTATGAATATACTGAACACAATTTTCAATTCCGTCAGAAATCATATCCTCACGGAACATATAATTAACAAAGTTTGGTTTATAGGATAAATGAGTAGCAATCTTTAAGAAGCAATCACCTAGGTAGTTAGGAATCCTGGGTTTTCCTTCCCAATGCCCTGACTTTGGTGGTTCTTTATCATATTTCTCAACAAATAATTCTCGTGCTTTGGCAACTTTAGCACGATACACTATCATTGCTTCTAACAACTCTTTATTATTTACATAATGCTCTGATTTCTTTTTTGCCATGGTGGTCTCATTTATCCATTAATAAGTTAAGTTAATTATAGCACACTTTAGGGGGGCTTGACAACTACTGGATTTATAAGTAGAATAGGTTTGTTCCCGTTAAAGATGAGTACTAGCTTTCTTTAATATCTTTATATAACTCTTCAAGTTTTTTACGAGCTTCCTCAACGGAGGAGATGTATCCCATTTTATCGGAGACTTTTACTTCACCTGATGATGCATACACTTCTACAGAATCATCGGATATGTATTCGGTATATACTTTAATCAATCTTTCATCATTAGTTTCAGTCATAGTAATTACTTTATCAAGTTTAATCATAAAAAAATCATCATTTGCAAGTTCAATCCACGGCTTTACTTTTATATAAGATTCAGTAGGACCAGAATGAAATTTTATAATGACAGGATTTTGAAGAACTATAATAGGATCTCCATCGTTTTCATCTACACAGATTAACGATAGAATTTCTTCACCAGATATTAATTTTAAAATGCAATAAAACTCTTCACCCATTAGTTTTTTAGTGGTATATTTACAATATCGTAATTAAAGTTTTCTTCATTATAGATTTTAATTCTTTCGATTAAGTGATTAAGTGTATAATTCTTTCTT